AGCTAAATCAAACAGGTAGGGTTAATTTAGAACCTTATGCAATAAAAAATAAATACAAGCCAACCCAGTATGAGATAGATATAGCCTTAGGTAAACGAAACAAACCTAACGGTCAACCAGAGAAACCCATACATCAAATAATAAAAGAAAAGTTATTACTGCAAGAGCAAGATTTTGAACTATTCCTATCTTCAAGATTAGAGAACAGTGAAATTCATGGAGACTGGGGGGTGCAGTGGCTTAATCACAAGTTTAGAGAAAAGCAAGGAGAGTGGAAAGATTTAAATTATAGTTCCAGACCTGGGTCTGGGGGAATGAGGGGAGATACTCCAATGCCTCATTTTAGTTACAGGTTTGACGTTTTAGAAGCTTATACAAATCAATGGATTAATGCTTTCTTTTCCAATATGAACTCTTTAGTTGCTAAAAAAACAATAGGCAATTACGAGTCAAAAAACCCACTACCTAAAGAGGTAAAAGGACCTTGGTTGGAAACCATGCGAGATTTCTCAGCCTCATTAATGAAAAGACCTGGGACAATCCCCTACAGTAAGCTTGGATTAAGTAAGGTTCAGATTAAACAGCACGTGGCTTATATAAACCAACACAAAAAGAATAAAGACAAAGAGGTTAAAGAAACAGTAGTGAGTTTAAGAAAGGAATTAATAGCTGATAAAAAGAAGAAGGCAAACTATAAGTGGTCTAATAATGTGAAATTTAAAGTATCCGACCAAAATATTGTAGACTGGTTAGATATGAAATCTCAGTCTTTAGATTTTAAATTTCCGTTAGTTAATAAAGTATTAGGATTTGGAAATGAAAAGAATCCTAGTCTGCCTTTATACGGTAAACTGCCTATAACAGAAAGAGCAAGAAAACAGGTGTTGTTTAACATATTGAATAATGCAGGAGCTTATGAGGCTAAAATGTCTCTGATTTCTTTATTAGCCCACCCTAAAACAGCATTAGGTAATATACTCGGTGGTAGTCAGAATACTATTACCAATACTGGCTTAAGAAACTTTACAAGAGCTTGGGATACACCTTGGTTATTAACTAATGTATTTAAAGACGCTAAGTTAAAAGACGGAACTCCTATTACTGATAGAAATACCATATATAGGTTCATTACAGAAACTGGTGCGTTAGAATCTTTCTATGTGACTGAAGCTCAAATGGATAGACGTTTTGATTTAAAGAAAATGACACCGTTCTTTAGAGATGTATTTAAAAAGCTAAGTAAAGACCCTTTTATGTCAGATAAAAGCTTAATGGAATTACAGAAAAAGCATAAAGTATTTGATTCTTTCGTACAGGCTGGTGGGTATTTTATGAGAACTTCTGAAAGAAAACTTCGTGGTGACGCTTTTATTGCACACTATTTACACGCTAGGGAAACGTTGGGTCAATTAGTTCCTGATATGGCGTTTGATAATCCGTATTTATTAAAGATGGCGTTAAAAGGCGTAGAAGCTTCACAGTTTTTATATCATAATGTATCACGTCCTCAAGCTACCAGCTCTGCAATGGGGAAGGTACTTACTCGTTTTCAGCCTTTTGCATGGAACTCTGTACGCTTTAGAAGACATACTTACAAGATGGCTAAACGTTATGGGTTCTCAGACCAACAAAGTATGGATAGACTTAGAAGAATGATGACTCAAGATTTAACAGCAGTTGCATTAGCCAATATATTCGTATCTTCTATTTTTGATAGCACATTACCACCTCCTTATAGTTGGATGCAAGATTCTGCTAATTGGTTGTTTGGTGATGAAAACGAAAGGGAAAAAGCATTTTACAGTTCTTATCCTGTACACGCTTTAGCGCCATTACAAGTTGTAACAGGTCCAATACATAGATATTGGATGCCAGCGTTAACTGCAACAATAAATGGAGATTGGGAAAATTGGACAAACTATTATGTTCATACACTTTATCCACTGGGTAGAGTAGGAAGAAGTATTGCAATGACTTTAGAAGCTCCTGAAATGGCGCCTGAATATATGTTTGGTGTTCCAGTTCACGCTTTAGGTAAAAAAATTAGGAAGAATAAAGATGAATGAACGAGAGGTTATTAAGTGGCTGGGTGAAAATATCCCAGGATTTTCTAGTTTAGTAAAAGGCAAACAGCCTAATCCTAGTAAGTATACTAAATATGGGAAGGTATTAGACAAAAGCCAAGTTAAAAGACATGAGTTGGTAGGAGATAAGCTTAATCCTGAAAGAGGTGAATTTGCTAATCCAGAAACTGACGGAGGTTTAATACCTTTAATACTTACAGGTACTGCATCTGATTTAGCTATAGAAACTGTAGCTACTGGCATAGGTGAAGCAAGTGGTAGTGGAACCGCAGGTGCAGTTGGAGGTTTAATAACAAGCTTAGCTACAGGTAGACCGCCTAAGAAAAATATAATAGCTGAAAACAAAACACTTTCTTACACAAAGGATAATTATTATGATGGAGGGTATGGTAATAACACAGTTTTAGATGATTACCTAGATTACTCTTCGGGTTATTATGGGGATTATAAAGTCACTACTCCTAAAAATAAAAAGATAGAACAACCTTTTCAAAATTTGCCTACTCCAAAAGAAAGAGCTAAAACAAGCGAAAGTTTAAGAGAAAGAATAGCACGTATTCTTAGTAACGAAAGTAATGATTTACAAGACCCTAGTTCAGTAAGTGGATTACCTAGATTAAATCCAGATGGAACAATAACAGAGTTAGATGCTGGAGATATAGATAATGCTTTAATTGGGAAATATGGACCCGATAATGCGGTAGACTTTTTTAAACAAGGCTCAACGTATGATTCAAAAAATACTACTCATGGATTAGGTGTTATGAGAGGTGATGAAAATTTACGTAGAATAGGTAATAATAATGAAGCTTCTACTTTCTTTGGCAGAACTCCGTCTACTCATGTAGATATGGACAGACCTAATCCTTCGCACCAAGACAAGTTTGTCACTATGGACAATATTGGAGAAGCTGAAGAAAGAGCTAGAAAATGGGTAGCTCAAAATCCAGATGAAAGAGCTTTGTCTTTTTCTTCAACTCCAGGCGGTGTTAGTATAATGGATATAGGTCAAGAAGGAGCTAAGAAAAGCAGAGGTAATGACGCTATTAAAGATTTTGTAAAAATGGGTCAATTTTTTAATATGGACCCAGCGTATATTCTTATGTCTATGAGAAAATATTCAATGGATGCTAATAAGTGGTTTAGGGACCTTCCTAATTCATTAAAACAACGTGAAGGCTTGATAGATTTCTTAGGTTCCCCTCAAATGAATATTAAAAAAGGTAAGCGTGGATATTATAACCCTTGGGTTAGTGACATGTTTGGGCAAATTGAAAGAAACGGTAATCCTTTTCCTAATATGAATGTGGACGTGTGGAAGTCAAGACCTCAGACTATAACACAAAATGTTCCCTTTGTAAATGATATAAGACTAACAGCTAAAACTGACCGTATGAAAGGTCATCAAGTTCTTGGAAATGAATTTACTACAACAAATCCACCAGCGTATGTAAGGCAACCTTTATTTACTATAGGAAAAGACGAAGCTAAGAACGCAATGGCATTAGATAATGTATTTGGTCCTAAAGGATTAACTGAAATGGTAAACCAAGGAAGATACGTTATGGGATTACAAGACCCTATTAGACCAGACTGGGGAAAAGGATTTGGAGATACTAGTCATTTAAATAGTATATCCAACGAATTATCACCATTAGGTAAAGCTCAAATGAGGGATTATTTAAAATTAGGCTTGATTGGTCCAGCAGTTTATGATAACATTATGCAAAATGAACAGCAAGAATAAGGCTCTGTACTTCACTCACGACTCCTAGCGCCTGCTTTGGGAGCAGGAGACCACAGGTTCAAATCCTGTTACCCCGACTGTCGAGAAAACGTGATTTGTAGTTGTCCTTTTTTTGCTGACTATCAACATAGCTATCAACTAAAGGGCAAAAATCATGGGACTCAAACCAAATTTCTGGGTTGATTTAAAAGGCAATATATTTTATCGTAAACAAATCAACGGAACTAAAATAATCCTAGCTACTCATACTAAAGACTTAAGGGTAGCAAACAAATTACACCAAACACTAGAGTATCAAGCTCTTATGCAATACCATGAACCAAAACAACGAGCAAGGTTTATGGACTTTAAGAAGCTTATTAGAGTTTACTTAGAGAATAAGGATGTTAAAGCTAGGTGGTCTCCTAAAACATTACGTGAAAATACGTACTTTCTAACGTATTATATGAAACATGGAATGCCTAAAGATGTTAAGCGTGTTTCTAGAACTACTTATGAAAGAAAACTCAATGCTGTTGTAAATTGGGGAAAGCGTATGGGTATAGAAACAGACCAAAAAAAGTACAAATTAGAAAAACAAATGGGTAGAACTCGTTGTTTTAATAACAGAGAGTTATCCTTATTGCTTGAAGAAACGCCTATTATTTTTAGAAAAGGTAAGAAATATGGCGATTTTAGTGCCTTTTTGAAGTTTGCTTACTTTACTGGAGCTAGACGAGGCGAAATAAATAGCCTAAAACCTCACCAAATTGAACCAGTCAGACTTAGGGTAAGGGGAAAATCAAAGGAAAGGTATATAAAGCTTAATTCTCAGGCTCGTGTAATTTTAATGGAGCAAGAGGTATTGTGGAATTATCCAGAAGATTATATCACTAAAACTTTTAAGAGCGTAGCTAGGACATTAGAAATACCTAACGCTAAATTTCATGACTTACGCAGAACTTACGGACTAAACCTTATCAAAGGTGGAATGCCTATATTCCAGGTGTCTAAACTATTAGGGCATTCATCTGTGTTAGTTACAGAAAGATGTTACGCTCCTTTGTTAGTTGAAGACATTGACTTGCCTGACTTTGATATACATACCTGACACGTTTCTTTTTCCGTAGGTATATTGCCAAATATAGTGCTTTTTAGATACGTTTGTTTTTTAACGTTCTGTGTAAGTAACTCCATGTGCCAATACTTCTTACAACTTAAACACTGCTTTGGTTGATATGCTGACGTACCAATATTTCGGTACATCTCGATGATTAACTCAGAAGAGACTTTACTGTAATCAACCCAGTCACTTCCTAAATAATACTCAAGGTCTTTAATTCTTGCTTGAGTAATAGCCCTTTCTTTCCCACTCGCCTTTTTAGACGAGTACATAAGCTTTCCTTTAGATTAACGCTTTTTAATTCTGTCAATTTTTTTACAAACATGTAGCCACATAAATGTGACCATCAACATTGTAAACTCCCAATAGGGAAAATATTCCGTACTGAAGACAGCTTCCCAATAATATCTCATAAATGCTCCTTATCTATTTTACGAACAAAGGGGGTAGGAGAAGCAACCCCCAATGTTCTTGTTTACCATAATACTTTTGAGACTTTTGGCGCCAACCGAGTGTTTATAATTCATCTTAATTCCAGCATATTACAAGTGCATTTTTTGCACACACAATGTATAAGCGCTTTATATGTTCCACGCTTACGTTAGTTATTAAAATAATTATTTACACAAAGTCTCAAAATCTTATTGACCACTAGGTTTCTTATATAGGCGTTTTTACGCCACAGCGTTAGTCGGGTCCGAGTGCGCTTCAAAGAAACCTAGCCTCTGTCCCATAGGCAGTACCCTGTCATTTTATATCCTGCTTTCCGACGTCATGTTTGGGGGAGGTCAATTTTTTACTCTCCAGTACCAGGGATAGGCGTAGGCTGAAAAGGAAATTCTTTTTCTTTTTCAAAGTCTACTTCCATCATCTGAGCCTTGTAAGCTTCTCTCATAGTTCTTCCAAGTTCAACTAGCTCATAATCATCTGCTTTAAGCAAATGGTCAGCTACTTTAAAAAACTTATCAATTTGAAATACTGGTTTTACAAATTCTATTTTCATTCTTTACTCCTTTCTTCTAATACGTATTCTAAAAAACTTCTAAATTCGTCCCATAAGTCCCAATGATAATCATGGTCAAATAACTTACAGGCTTCGTCCCATGTTATGTCTAAATCATCAACTAGTGAACTGTTACAACTTTCAGTCCACCAACTACAAAAGATTTCTTCTTCTGGGTCACAAGACTCTTCTATCACCTTAATGTATGCTTTAGCTTTCATCTAGTAGTTCCATATTGTATGTACTAGCTACCGCCTTACATAATATTTCTGTATAGTGCCTTTTATCACTAGTCATTTCTTGTGTATATCCCATAGTCCATAGATAGTTTATAGCGTCTAAACATTCTTTTTTACTTGGCTTGTTCATCGTTTAACTCCTCGTAGTGGTCGTCCATTTCCATTTTACCTTCGTATAGAACATCGTACTCATCTTCTGTTGAGACTATATATTCATCGTACATTTCACAATACTCTATGGCGTCTTCTAGTGTATCAAACTTGGCAACAAACTTGTTGTCTTTATTGCTAACACCATCATATCCATAGCCACCTTCTGTCATTATCATGTACTCATCAGGACCTAGCATACCACTCATCTTTACGTAGTACTTCATTCGTCACTCCAATAGCTGTCTATACAAATTCTCATATCTTCATGAGTGCCTGACCAATCCATTTTATTGTCCAGAATGCTAACTTGCTCTTCCCAAGGTATTTCTTCTGTATCATAGGGAGCCATGTCTTTATCCCACCAAGCTATAGTAATTTCATCATTGTCATCATAGCGGTCTAAATACTTTTTTGCTTCTTTAACTGTCATTTTCTAACCTTTTAGTTTTTTTAATAAATCGAGAAAGACTTCCATAGGTATTAAAGCGTATGTATCACCTCTGTCTTCTCTAAATGCAACTATATCAGTATGCTCACATTTCAAAAATGAGGCGATACTTTTTCTTCGTTTTGCTTGAACGGTATAATCTTCAATAAGGCAGTCAACTTCATCGTGCATGCCAAGGGAACGTCCGTTACTACCCCACGCTCTCTTAGCTGACAGACCCCGCTCTTTAGCGAGGTCTACCAGTTCACGTTCAAATTTGTTACCTTTTATCTTACTAGGATGACTCATTTAACTTTTTATTTACTGATTCAAACATAAGCATTATCTCATTCATTAAAGCTTCCTGTTTCTGATTCACGTTATCTACTCTCTTTATATCAGATTCTATAAACTCAAATCTTTTTTTAACTAAATCCATGATAGATTCACCTGTTTCCATACTTCTGATAAGTTGTTTACGCACTTCATGTACTTCAAACTTGTTTGCTGATTGTGATTCCATATAAACCTTAAGGTCATCTGGCATCATCATATCAGTTATGTCTTCAGGACCGTTCTTTTCGAGTTTCTCAAACTCATGTTTCATTTTACCCATTACCATTTATCCCAATTATGAAGTGTTAAGGAGATTTCACAAGGTCCTACTCCAAGACCTAGATTAGCATGTATCCCATTGACATCATGCACTCCTGTTTCTACTGTAAATAAACCAAATATGGTAAATCTATACGACCTACCCATTTTTGATTTAGTTGTTTTTAGTCTAATCATCACCAAATCCTTGACTATTAGCTTGTTGTTCAAATATCATGGTGTTCTTATGAAACTTAAACATCATTCTCATGAACCCTTCGTCTCTAGCTTTTTCTGAATGAACGCTACGCATGATTTCATTGTTATCACCATTAATAGCAAACACTTTGTCTGCTTTCTGCACTACATTAGTAGTACCTTTTAAACTGGTGATAGTTGAAACTCCTTCGTGCATAGCTTGTTTATTGACATGATGTACTGCAATGACTATTATTTCTTGACTTTGAGCGATTGCTTTTAGTCCATTAATAATGGCATTCATCTTGCCAATCTCATCGTGTATTCCTTTTACGAATACCATATCAGTAGTGTCAACAACTACTATCTTAGGTTGCATTCTAGCTATAGTCTCTGTTAGTTTTCCTAACTCTGGAGCTTCACACAATACATGTATGTGTTTAAAGGCTTCATGATAATTAGGCTTAACTGTGCTATCCTTATAGTCTTTAATAACCTGCTCTTTAGTTAAAGAGTGTGTTATTTGACAAAACCTCCTAAATGTTAAATGGTAAGTGTTCTCTAAAGATAAAAACAACGTACTCATATTTGGAAGTTTGGTTACAAGGTTTTGAACCCAAGTAGATTTACCTAACCCAGTATTTCCTGTAACAATAATTAATTCACCAGGAAAACACCAGTGGTCGTAGGGTATGTCATAAATGTCCTTAAAATTGAAAGCTTTATCTGTAAAGTCTTTCTGAATAAAATCAGCAAACCTATCAGACAAGTCTTCAGGATTAGCAATATTAAGGTTGTAGTCTTTGTGTTTAAAGTAAATACAATTTGGTTTGCAATGTTTTGCCATTATATGGTCGTTGCAACTGTATTCGTATCCTTGTTCAAACACTTTTGTAGACACTTCTTCAGACTCTGAAGGCAGTCCAGACCATTCAGATAAGGTCATCTCTACTATTCTTTTAGGAATACCAGAGCGTCTCATCCATGAACCAACACGCATCATAGTCGTATTGCGTTCTCCACGTGTGGGGTGATTACCTAAAACAGTTTGCATGCAGGTTACAACAGAATTAGGGTCTATCCTAAACTCTGTTCTAACTGTGTTGTTCTCACGGGTTAAACTAAGTTTAGGGTATTTAATGTATTCACTTAAATAAGGCTTAACATTGTCCCATCTGTATGGATTAGCTCTCCCAATTCTATCATTACTGTCCTTTAAAATATCTACCATAGAAAGGTCGTTAAACGTTTCTACTCTATAAGGAATTTTAAAGTTACCTTTCTTATTGTTAAAGCTAAAACCAGCTCTAATAAGTCTAGCACCATCGTATATAGAGTCACATTCAGGAAATATAGCCGTGAGCGTTTCTCTTACAATACTAGGTAAGGTAGTAGAAGGTGAAAACCCAAATAAGTTAGGTATTTCTATGTGAAAACCAGTTCCAGAGTACCATATAAGTATATGACTACTGTTGATTCCTAAGTCTTCAATCATACCTGTGTTTACTAGGTGGTGAACAGCTTGATACAACTGTTGGTCAGATAGATTGTTTCTATCGTAATCTAATATGATGTTTCCAACGTAATAAACTCCGTTGTAACCTTGAATGGTTCCAGTAGATTTAATATGCTGGTCTAGTTGTTCGTCAAATTGATACCAACTATGATATGTTTCTGTCTTTTCAGATTTTTCAAAGATATACTCAGGTATCTTTGATATTTCAGCTACTTGGCTTCTGTTTGAAACATGACCTGTAGCTATTTCTACCATACGTATATCGCTATTCATTAGTAATTACCCATGATTTTCCTTTTCCTTGTGTTACTTCTTTAAAAGCAAACCCGTGTTTATACAATTTTGAATTGTTTTTATCAGCTACATACTCTTGTCTCATAGCTCTCCATAACCTATTTAAGGTATCAGGTTGAACTTTTCTGTTGTAAATATTCTTAAAGAACTTTACAGCATTAGACTGAATATCGTAACTAGCGAAAGGAATATTTCCTCGCAGTTCAAACCAGTCAAGGAGCAAAGACTCATTGCTCTGCCCCTTATGACGTAGTGTTTTAGAAAAGTCGTAAGACATTAGAAGGGTAGCTTGACCTCTTCTTTCTTCTTATTAACATCTTCTTCTTTAGGCATTTCATCCCAGATACTATTTAACTTCTTATTTGAAGATTGATGCTTGTAAGAATTAGGTGGAGTTTTCATGCTCTTCCATTTTTCCAACAAGTATTCTTTACCGCCATCTTCAGAACCAAAGAAGAACCAAGTCTCTCTAGAGTACTTACCATTAGACTCATACTGTAGGACATAAAGATTACGTCCTATCAAGTCTCTTAGTGTTTCTTGTGAGAGTTGACCTTCTGCATCTAGCAAACCTTTTTTAGTGGTAATACCAGCAGACTTTAAGAAACCAGCTATTTTCCAAGAGCCATTCTTAACTTCATTTCTGGAACTACCCCAGTCAGTTGCTTTACCTTTTTCTTTAAGATGATTACCGCTTAAATAAAACTTCTTAGGGTACTTAGCTCTTTCAGCTTCTCCTTCTACGAATATAGATAAATCCGTGTATTGCGACTTGGAATTATCCACTTTTGTAATGGTTAATAAGTCAATAAATACCCCTTTAGGATAATCTGACCTTATTTCGCCATTGTTGTTATCTAAACTAAACGACATCTAATTCTCCTTTCATTTTTTGTTCAAATGTGTCAATTTCTAAATTGGTTCTAGTAATTTGTAGCCATTTAACACAGCTATCTTTCTTATCACCATCGTCCATTTTATTGACCATTGTTAACATTTTATTCACACGTGTTGTTGTGGCATTTTTACCTTGCTTAACACCTTCTTTTACGTCTGCTATAAGTATAACAGCTTGTTGCTCAGTTAACCCTTGCCAACTAGATTCCTTAAGAGTATTTAATCTCCTTTTGTCATTAGGCGTACAGGTTGCTTCACGTCTAAGAGCATCTAGTTTGACAGTTTGGTCTACTGTTGCCATTCCAGCTTTAGGTCTTTCATTTGTTCCTAATAAAACCTCAGGTCTATAAGATTTCATAGCTTGAATGTCTTCACCAGTCCACAAAGCAATACCAAAGCCTGTTAAGGTTGATATACCTTTAGCAATGGCACGTCTAAACGTGTTTTCCATTTGAGCAGAGTCAGGATTTGATACAGCCTGATTTCTGTTATCACGTACTGCAAGGTATTCATCGTGATGCGTACCTTCAGCATATATTATCCGAGCATGTACAATAGAAGTTCCATCTGGTTGCATAATGCCACCATAAGGTTTATTGTCATATTCGTAAGTAACCCATTGGTATCTAGCGTCAGGGTAAATTTCTTTTAATTTATCCCAACACACAGACCAAGATAGGTAGTCAGCACTAAAACTGCCACCACCTAAGGTCTCTACAAATGGTGTAAAATCAACCTTTCTAAGTTGATAAGGGTGTTTGGCTTTAACTGCCATTACGATACTCCTATTTGAGTTGGCTTACTATTCTTAGCAATTTGAGATGCTACTAGAAAAGCACGCCTTTTATCTAAATTAGATTGACCAAATTGAGTGGATTTAACCCAGTCGCTTTGGTGTTTCTTGTGATGGTCGTGGTACTCTGTGATTGCGTTGTAAGCATCCCAGACAGTACGACCTTTATTTCCTTTTCCGTTGTAAAACAAATCAGTGATTTTATCATATACTGGTTTGGTTTTATTACGAACCCAAATACCTAATTCAGGAACACTTTCTCTGTGTCTATTCTTAAGAACAGGCATAACAGATTCTATGTAAAGCTTCAACATTTCAGGTGTCATGTCAACGTCAACCATTCTGTTCATTTCGTCCATAGCTAACTTTACGTTGCCATTACGCTCTTTGAGTTGGGCTGTTAGGTCGCTAACACGCTCATGAATACTAGAGGTGTGTCTTAATTTGTATTCTATATTAGTCCCTCTACCTAATCCAGCTTGTAAGGTATTATTACAGACTACTCTAATATATACATCTCTAAAACAACTACCTGAGCTACCATCATGTGAGGTATACATCAGGATATAATCATCTACAGCATCATCACCAACAAGGTATTTCTCAGGCGTTTTGGCTAATATCCAAACTTTCTTACCTTCATCAATACTACCTGCTGTTTCTAAAGTAAATCCATAATCCAGGATAACTTTAAATGGTTCAAATGCTTCATGATTTTGCAGTACTTCATATTTAGTACCTACATTACCAAGTACAGATTGTTTATCGTCACGAATAGTCACGAAGTGACCAGTTTCTTTATCTCTACAACTGGTGCCACCACCTGAGTTGTTTTGAGTTATTTCATAATAAGTAGGGACTTTACTTACATTCCAGTTAAGCCCTGCTAGTTTTAATGCTTCTTCTATCGTAGGTGGTTTGTCCAAAGCAGTGCCTAAGCCGTGCCAAGGAGTCTCCCCCACGTAGAACATGGAGTCAATTAAATGAGACATAGTCTCTCCTATAGTTTTGAGTCAACATAGTAAGCCACTACTGTCATTATCATGAAAATAGCTGTTACTATGGTTACAGTACTAATCATCTGTCCTGAGGAAGGTCAGATGCTTTTTTAATATCTTCATCAGCTTTCATACTCATTGCTAATAAAAGATAATTTATTATATCACTTACTCTGCTTTCTATTGTTTCATCGGAGTAGGTATTGCCTGTCTTAAAAAAAGAGGATAGGCTCTCTATGTGTTTATTTAGATAAACGGACAGCACTTGCATAGGTGTTAAGCCTAGTTTACTGGATATCACCTTAAAATTAGTGTGAACATCATTATATTGATTACCATTACAATATTCAATGCGTTTTTTATCTGATAAATCTAGCGTTTCATGCAGGAAGTTATCTCTCCAGCCCTTATAGTCTTCTGATGTCATTTTACACTCCAGTGGAATAGTTTAGTAATGCATTTGCTCATGATTTCAATGCCTTTCATAACAAGATAAAAAGATAAACATATAATAAATCCTGTTATAATGTATTCAGGTACACTAAGTATTATCATTTACGTTCTCCTTGTCATATTTAGCAGTAGCACATACTGCTTTTTTAATTGCTTCCCTGTCTAAAAACGCACTTTCATTAGGGTATTTCTTATGTATCTTTTCTACATAGTCATCTATTGCAGTAAACATATCTGTCCAGATTTCTCTGAGTTCTTTGGCTTTCACTTAAACGCCTCCACACAAGGTAGGTTGGGGACCTTGCGGAATTGTGAAGGCGTTAAGCATGTTCTCAAACCGTAGCATAGAGCCTATTTCGGGCATAGTTAACAAGCTCCATATCCTGCCTGACCTTATTGTCAAGCATTCTATAAACTTTGGTTGAGTTCGAGTGGGCAATCTTTAGAGCAAGTTTAGTACCAGGCTTAGCTTTAGTATCTGCTATATATTCTACCAGTTTAGATTTTGACATGTGGCGTATACGAATAATTTCATCAGCAAAATAACGACCTTTGACTAATGCTCTTTGTTTATCAACATTGCTACGTCTCATTTCTAATAGTAGCTGTTTTGTTTTGAATGGTATTTGGTTTTCTAGTTTCATGTTAATTCCTGTGTTAAAGTTAAGTAAAGTTTGACATATTAGTCAAGTTATTAAAGTTTTAGTGTAACGTAATAAAGGTAATACAATCTGTAATAGGACATAAATGCATCTATACAGTTAAATTTTTATTGTAAAGAATGTATAGTTTTTATAAATTATGGACGAAGAATATTCGTTTATATGATGAGGAACCATAAATATGGATACTAATGATAAAATAATCAAATGGCTTAAAATCACAGCTCTGCCTTATGCACATATAGCTAAAAAAACTGGAATTTCAAGAGCTACATTGCATAATTGGGTTAACGGTTCTCATCATATAAGAAAGAGGAATAAAGAAAGGATTCTTCTTCATTTTAAAGATGATATACAGTTAACTCTTGGCAATACAAAGCTAAAAATCCTAGGGGGAAAAAATAAGATGTTTAAACCTGACATAAATGAAAACCTGTCTAAACAAGCTGGTGAAATAGACGCAAATTATGTAATTGATTTGCAAAAAAACGAAATCTCTCGATTGAATAGAGAAGTAAGAACTTTGAGCGATAGTATTAATAAAGTCAATACTTCTAATAAAAATTCTTACGATGAAATTACAGAGTATGAGATTGAATCTAAAACTAAGATGAATTTTAGATTAAGTGGTGTTACTAGAACTATGTTGTCTATAGATAGGTTAGATGTTTTTGGAGAGAAACTAGGCTATAAACTAGATGAATTTTCTTGCTATGCACTGATAGGGGAAGAGTTTAAAATGTTTGAACATCCCATAGAAAATCTACTACATAAAGATAGTACAAATCTTATTATGAACCTTATGGAGACATTGCCAAAAATTTACGATATTTTCAAAGGTATGGTAGGCAATCACTACATTCCAATTGGTCTTAGTTATATTCATAAAGACGGACATTTAGTCCATACAATGAATTACTGTAGTGTTAATTGGTCAACTAAAATAGTGTCCACAAAAACAACGTTCTTAGCTTAACGAGTGAGGGGTAGAGACCGCATCCCTACCCCAACTCTTATTGCTCACACTCTTGACACTCAACCCTATCTAATCCATAGGTAGGTAAATGACGATAATGTATTAAAGAACCACCGTAGTTGTATTCCCAAGTGGTTTGACACTTACTGCAATATTTAACATCAATGTAAGGTCTTCTTTCTTTATAGTGATTTACCTTTGTTTTAATGGCATTACAATACCAAGGTGCTTTCACTTTATACAGTTCACTCATTAGGTAAGGACTTTTGGTTTGATGTATTCACCTTCCATAGTTCTTTCTCTATTTGCTCCATTCCATTTAGGCTCAATCTCTCCGTCTCTCCAGCCTAATGCTTCTTTGACTGTAGTTGCGGTGTTAGGTACGCCTTCAAAATGTATTTCATCCGTACTTGGATTAACCATTCTGAGGTAGTTACACCATCTTACGCCTTTAACGCTACCTACATCTTCAATCTCAACAGACACTAATTCGTAAGGTCTTTCGTCTACTGTGTCAACGTTTAATGATTTCATGTTACAAGAAGCTAAGATAGTATCCATGCCAAACATATCAATAACTTTTCGTCTGTCAGAGACATTAAACAGTTTAAATACATCCGTCATTTCAACGAAATCTGCATTACCTGTTCTTTTATACATGTCAAGACGAGCTAAAGCTCTGTCATTGCCTTTTCTAGCTCTTGCACGACCATTGGTTCTTAATCTGTATAGTTTCTTCCAGTTATCAGCAATATCTTGGAGTTTCTTAGGTGGTTTATTTAGCACATTATAGTTAACAAGGTCAATCTTAATCCCTGGAAACCACGTATTCACATCGCTATTCTTACACTTAAGCTCTTTAAAACCATCTGCTCTTATCATATCAGAAGTGCCTGCATTTAGTTCAATAGTCCAATGATTGCTTAACTTAAAATAATCATAAAACTCAGAACCTAAAGCCTGAGAACCTTCTTCAAACAACTGCCAGTCGTGTAAAACAATAGTCTGTTTATTGACGTCTATTATACCATCAGGTATTTGAGTTATAGCTTTAGCTTTAGAATGATTATTCTTATACCAACGTTGTGTGCTATAATCTGTAAATAAATTAATCTTATAGGCATTACCTACAAAGTCAACATATCTAGTGCCATTAATATACTGTTTATACAACACACTATCTGTTCTCTTAGGTGCTTCAGAAATGAATGTATCCATAATATTTCTTAGATTTCTTTGGTCAAAATTTCCAAAGTTTGCGTTAGCGAAAGCCATTAATCTACCACCGCCCTTTCCATTTGACCTAAATGGTCAAACTCTCTGACAATCTCTACCTTATAATAACCAGAAGGTAATGTGATTGGCTTATGTTCTTGATGCGTTACTGTCGCATCTCCTTGTTCAACAGCTACGTAATGACATCTTGCTGGTGTTTCACTATTTAACCAACCTTGCTTATAGGCGGTAACTACAACTCCAGGCGACCCTTGCATAAAACTATGATGATGTCCTGTAGCTTCACCAAGCGCAACTGTACATTTCTCACCATCTAATTCACCTTCAGGCTCTTTGTCGTTATAATACTGACTGGTTACTTCCATTGTATTATAATTATGATAATTCCTATTTGTACGGACTGCTAAATCTTTATCCCTCTTTTTTCTAAACTCTTGAGGGTCTATTTGTTTAAATAGGACGTCTCCTTGTTGATATTTTACCATTTACTTACTCCTTGTTTATTTAACTTTAGGTGAGGCTTTCGCAAGAGATTAATAATAATAGCATGTTAGTTAGGTTTCTCTTCTACTTGACTCACCTTCAGTTAATTTGTTTTAATTATAAAAGGTCCATCTTCATCTACATCTACGTCAAAATCATAGAAACCTGAGTGGTCCATACATTCTCCGCAAATTGCCCAGTCATCTACTACCTCCATATCATTCCAACTTGTAGCGTCGCAACATTCACTTAGCATTTAATCCTCATAAGTTTGTTTCACCTTCTTTATAGAACACATAACAGTCACTCCTGTTAATGCACCCAATTTATTTTCAAATTCATTTGTCATTTCTTCTAAATCATATACTTTTTCACCAGTTTCTTCATCAATATGATAGAGCATTGGAACTTCTATTTTTTCATGGCTTTGATAAGCTATATCTGTCCAGGTTATCTTTCTTTTTTTTATTTTACTCATTTAATCCTCCTTAAAGTTTCCATAAATACTAAAGCCTATAATCAACCATAAGGCTATACCGATTGCTATTTCCATAATTATCCTTTATTTTTATATTGTGGAGAGAGACCAGAGAACAACCTATTCAAGGTTGATTTTGAATCCTTTGCAGGAAATTGAAACAAACTCTGGTCTTTCCGTTAATAGAGAGATAAAGGGCTGACCTTTATGTGCTGAACCACAGGTACCAATGTTCGCTAAACTCTCTAATATTTAATAGAAGCGTATGTAATTAGGTTCACTTACATTTCTATTATAAATATCTTCTATCATTCTCAAATAATCTTTCTTTTTAGTCTGCCTTATAAACTTAGTAGGCACTAATGCAAGTTTCTTTAAGAATTTGTCGTGGTCAAAGTCAGGGTGAGTCAATACATCATAGGCATAAGTCATCATAAATGATTTATTCCTATAAATAGAGTCATTAAACTCTTTTAATTGAGTTATCTTACGTAAGATTTCTTCTATACTAGCAAGGCTCTGGGTAATGACAAAAGTTCCATTTTTAAAATCATCATATAGTCTTTTACCATAATCTCCTGTCAATAAATGTATGAAAGCACTTATTGCGTAAGGATATCTTCTTCTGTACTGACCTAATATCTTATAATCTTCCACATCATGCTCAATCCAATAGTGTAAATATTGCTCATAGTTCCATTTCTCACTCGTAGAGTTAAATAAACCAATGTCTATTGGCTCCATCTCTGTAAATTGATAATAAACTGGTATATTAAGCTGATTACATGCTTCTAAACGATGTTGTCCGTCCATAACCTCATAATCTGTATTGACTTTAATAGGATTCTCTCTAGTAAGGTCTCTACGTATCATTTCATTGGCTATACGTTCTACATGAGTCTTTATAATAGGTCTGTTACACCTCAACAGCGAAAACTTAGCGTAGTTCATAGTACTATGGATTTTAATATTCTCTGATAAATCCTTAAACAGGTTGTCTTTAGCCATTGAGTACTCCTTTTGTTAGGCATTAATTTATACATACTATACATAAGTGTCAAGTTTACTAGATAAAACTATACTACTGTTTTAGATGCAGAGGCTTTTTAAAGCATTTTCAAATACAAATAGTTCTTACTAAACCGTGTCTACAACTGCACACGACACGGAAGCTATCCATGTAGGTCATTTAGCTGATATCAAGAACTCAGTAGTATATTTAATTAGAACGAGAGACGTTCTAGGGAATAAATCGTGAAACTAAGCAGTACTGTCGTAGCGTAGCGAAGACCACTGCTTTGTTTTTTAATCAAGATAAGTAGTAATAAATCTTTATTTAAGACTTATCACTAAATGGTTGCGGAGGAAGGAATCGAACCTTCGGAGGCGGGCTTATGAAACCCACTTGAACACCAGTTCTCCACCGCAAATCTTTGCTAGTCCTTATGAATACTTTTCTCACACCTATACTCAGCCCACTTACTATACTGATTCAGGTAGTATTCCTTTACATGAGGTTTGATGTATTAAGGCAATACATATTGAGCTATCTAGCTTTACTTTCGCCTAAAGGCATTCACTTTAAGACATTAGGTCTCTCCTTAATCAAAATATCTATCTTCTAAAATCTTTATAACAATATCTATTACAGTTAAATTGATGTCAAGCTCATCTTGATGACCTCTGTTATTATAATCTTTAGGTCTAGCTTTCTTTAAACATTTCTTTACATTATATAACTGATTAATAATATCTTCATCAAACCAAACATCGTTAGTCATAACTGTCTCCTTTTAATATATACTGTTAAACATTATAAATTCTTACAAAATAGCCTAGATAGAGCAGACAGTCTTTCAGTCTTAGACCGAAACGCCTTACTCTACCTATAAACTATCCGATATGAACATCTCTCCGCTCTGGAGCAATATCCCACTGAAGACGGCGAAATCCCCAATGTATGTTGCACATCATATCTAGTGTTCTTAACACTGTTTCAACATTAATTCTTAGCATGATACTATCCCTCATGCAAGGGGATTATTGGTTCTGATATTTAGGCAGTAGCTTTTTCCCTAGCACGTGCAATCGCTTGCACATACGTAGGGTACTTAACTTTACTCACTTCAATGAATGAGCCTAACCAACCCTCAAATAACCAGAACTTATCTGTTTCTAGTACTAAACCCACTATGTATTCTCCTTGTTAATTGTAATTAGCGTGCTTTTTAATGCACGGATTAAATAGTCTTAGGACTCTACACCTACGAAACGTAGATGCAGAGTCAAGCTCTAAGCTATTTAGAGGCAAAGCAGGCGTCCATGAAAGTGCGGTCACTTACAGGGTCGGCTAGCCCTTGCCCAACAAACCAGTTGCCGTTACTGGTTGCCTTGTTAGAAGGTTTACCTTCGAACTTGGGGAAGTGCGTCTTGATGAAATCAAGCGCATCTTGGGCTTCAGCGTTACTCTTAAGGTAGATAGCTATGTAGGTGCAACGCTCCTTCATATCTTGCATATCAGCCTTTGAGTAATTCGCCTCGGTGAGTGGAAGAGCGACGTCTTTGCCTTTGTCGTGATTCCTCACACCGTTGAGAATGCTGAATTTGCCATTCTTCATGCCTTTCAATTGAATTTTCCACATAATAAAGTTTCTCCTTTATGTTGATTAATTAAATGTTGTCCAATGAAGATAGGGGCGCCCTTGGGGTATGGTGCGCTGGGGTCAACCTTGCTTTTTTTCAACGAAAAAGTGACCCCACCATGCCCAAACGGGCGGGAGTGGTAAGTGTATATATAACCCACGCACACCGTAGCTATAATTTTCAAGATTTTCCAGGATTGCGAACCCCTACCCCCAAATGGCTAGGTTCTACCATGAAATACGAAAGATGGAATAAGGCTAAGAATACCTTTGAACACATTGATATGGCACCTGAAGACTTTAAACTGTTTTTGGTAGCCTACGATAGAGTGAAAGCTGAGTGTGAAATAGAGGATAGAACAGCCGAAATGAAGCTATTAGGTAATAATAATTACATATATGATTAAAAAAGACTTGCGGAACCCCCTACTAATGTTGTTTTTTTACAGTACTGTATACAATACAGTATTGTAGTCAGTTATGTTATATACAATACAGTATTGTCAATACAGATGGTTTAAAAATCCATTTACCCTCGATAACTTTAAAAAAAAGTGGGTCGCCAGTGACTCATTTTCATTATGATAGAGTTTAGAAAAGGTAGAAAACACCCTAAAGATAAGATTGTCTTGTATAATGGCGAGGCGATGACGTTTTATGATTGGATTCTTATGGGTTTGACCTTTTTTCAGAACGAAGACAACATATATCCCCCACCAGCACAAGGCGGTAAGTATTTATTAAAGGCATTATGTGAAATATGCTGGAAAGGTAGTATGGACACTACAATTTTAAAAAAATATAAAATCCCAATTCCTGACTATCATGGACTTTTTGAACCGAAAGCTAAAAATTAACGACTGGGTAGATACTACCTACCCTATATTTACAGAATCTGAAGCAAAAGAGCGTGGATTAGAGTATTCTCATTGGAAAACAGTCAATAAAGGGGAACTAGGTCTTTCAGATGACGGATATGTAGCAGAATGCTTGGCAGTAAACCAATATAAAGACGCATCTCAAGCTGTATTTCCCTATGGCAGGATGTGGAGAAGTGGTAAGGCTCAGTTATTGTACGAACCTCATCGAAATACGGGCGAATATAGTCAAACTGGAACTAGGACATGGGAAGAGAGAGAAAGTGCGCTTACCCGTACAAAAAACGCTGTAAATCTATATGTTAGTATGTTCATGCAAACAGGCAAAATAGATTGGAAACAATTAGGTCAAGCATATCGCCCAGACCAAAGAGACCCGAGTGCTACAGTTAAAAGATTATTTAAGCAAGAAAGGATAAAAGGAATGGTTGATACCAAGATACAAGAGTATTTAGATAAAAGAGAGCTAGACCAAGGCGATGTACTGGATATTATAGCCGATGCAATAGAGTTAGCTCGTCAAAATGCAGACCCTTCTAATATGTTGAGGGGTGCTGACCAATATATACGCATTATGGACATGTTGCCTAATAAGACTCAGATAACAGACACCGTCCAAATTGATGTGACTAAAAAAATATTAGATGAAATACAGAGTGAAGAAACTCGAAAGATAAGCTTAGAAAGGAAGCAAGATGGAGAATAAAGACACGATTAAAAAAGAAGTAGTTATTGTAGTTAACAAACAAGATAAACAGAAAATAGATATATTTATGGCTGTGTTAATAGACGTAGCTGAGGACATGGGAATATTAGCTACTATTACAGATGTCAATGGATGATGCTAATAGAAAAGAAATTATACGTAAAATAAAGCATGATATGATGCTTTTTGGGAAAGTATGCATTCCCTCGATGTTTTCAGCTAAATCCCCTGATTTTCACTATGAACTAGCAGGGCATGTTAACAATGCGTCTAATAAACAGATTAATATTATAGCTCCTAGAGGTCACGCTAAGAGTTCTATTGTAGGCGGTATATTACCTTTGCACCATATATTCTTTGGAGAAGGTAAAAAACTGATTGTTTTGTGTTCTAGAACCCAAGACCACGCAGTCAAGCTACTAGGATTAATAAAAGACACGTTGGATTTTAGCGACCAATGTAGGCAGTTATTTGGATATTGGGGTCAACATTCATCTAAAAGCTGGTCTAAGTCAGAAATTGAGTTAAAAGATGGGTCAATGATAATATGCAAGGGAACAGGTCAACAGTTACGAGGAATAAAAATCGGGAACCAGCGTCCAAGTCTTATTATCATTGACGACCCTGAAGATGAAAATAACACAAAAACCTCTGAAGCTATGGAGAATAACTTAAGATGGTTGTTGCAATCAGCTGTTCCTTCCTTAGACCCACGTAAAGGAAGAATTATTGTGATAGGAACTCCTCAGCATGAGCGTTGTTTAGTAGAAACTCTTAAAGAAATGAAGGGTTGGACTAACTTACAATATAAACCAGACATGGAAAAAGGTATTGCCTTATGGGAAGATTGGTGGTCTATAAAGAAATTAAAGGAAAAAAAGGCTGAACTGGAGTCTATTAACCGTCTTTCTGTGTTTTATAGAGAATATATGTGTGAGATTGTAGGAGATGAGGACCAGTTGTTTAGGGCAGATGATTTTAGGTATTATAAAGGCGATGTATTTCTTGATGATGAAAGACAAGCGTATATCAATATGACATCCCCTGAAAAGAAGCAAATTCCTATAAATATTTTTACAGGAGTTGACCCAGCATCTAGTACAAAACAAACAGCAGACTATTCAGTTATTTTCAATATTGGTGTAGACGCAGAGAGTAATCGCTATGTATTGCCTTATTACAGGAAAAGAGCTACTCCGCTAGATATTGCAGAAGAAATTGTAAACAATTATAAAAAATTCTATCCCCAAAAGACTAGAATTGAGAGTGTTGGGTATCAAGAGATGTTAAGGCAGTATGTAATTAAACGCTGTGAAGATGAAAATATGTTTATTCCTGGATTAAATATAAAAGAAAACCCCAGAACGAATAAATCAAGAAGACTGGAAAGCTTACAGCCTATCTTTGCTAGGGGGCAAGTTTACATGAAAAAAGAAATGGAGCCGTTTATTAATGAGCTATTGTTGTTTCCACGAGGGAAACACGATGATTTACTAGATGGATTCTTCTACGCTAACAAAGGATGTTATCCTCCTCATCATGAAACAATAGACGAACAGGCTTCTTTGCTGTCAAAAGGAAAAGGTGCTGTTCGACATAAAGCAAATGATTGGATGTTAGCCTAGACATTGCGAACCCCCCTAGTGTGTTTCTTAAAATGGCACACTCTATGCCACAAAATATTCATCCAGAAGTACAAAAGTCGGAGGACCTACTCGAAGATTATACCGCTCAACGCACTAATTGGGCAACTCAGGCTATGGAAGATGATGAGTTTCGTAACAATTCCCAGTGGACTAAAGACCAGATTAATGTATTAAAAGATAGGGCGCAGTCTCCTGTAGTTGACAACGTAATACATCCCGCTGTAGAACAAGCAAAGGCATTGCTCACAGCAAATAAGCCTAAGTTTCAGTCTACAGGTAGAGATGATAGCGACACTAAAGTAGGGCGTATCTTTTCAGATATTATGTCTTATATATGGGACAACTCAGCAGGGAGTGTTGAGTTAAAGCAGGTCATAGATGATTACTATGTAAAAGGGATGGGGGTTATGCAAGCCTATGTAGACCCTATGATGGATTTTGGACGAGGTGAAGTCTGCTTTAAGAGTATAGACCCTCTTGATTTATTTATAGACCCCTCTGCTAGGGACACACATGTTCGTGATGCTAGTAATCTAATTATATCTCGTCTTTTTACAGAAGAACAAATTAAAACTTTATACCCTATGATGATGGAACCTCGTGGTAAAGAAGGAGAAACGCTTTTTAGCGATATGTCGGCTGAAACTAATCATAGATATCCAGTGAGTACACGAGAAGGCAGTGAAGACCAGACTATAGGTCCTATAATGGATGGCAATGGAAGTACAACTAGAACTTATCAGGTATTAGATAGATACGAAAAAGTAAAGCTTCCTTTCTGGCATTGTTTAGATACAACCAATGGGAATGAGCTTATCCATGATGATGAGGGCTATCAAGAGTTAATGCAGACTCCAGCTATTATTATGGAGACAGCTCAAGGTATTACACATATTACAGATAAGCCTAAAGTTGAAGAACTTATGGCAATCCATGAATCAACAGGTGGCGTATTTCATCAAATGATGGATATGCAGACGGGACAACCTAAAATGATGGCAGGACCTGAAACCCCTGAAGCAATTCCTGGTAGTGAAACAAGATTAACAATTATTACAATTCAAGACCTAGTGGCAGAGGGAATTGTAGTATGCAATAAGGTATTGGTAGACCGCATAAAGAGGGTTCTATCAGTTGGCAGGGTTTTGGTTGCTCTTCAAATAATGGACATTGAAGAGTTTCCTATCGTCACACTAATGAACAGACACAATAGAAATCCATATCCAATTAGTGATGTACGCTTTATAAAACCTATACAAGAGTATATAAATAAGATAACCTCTTTGATTATTGCTCATGCAAGTTCATCTACCAACACTAAGCTACTGATACCTCGTGGTTCAATGAATAGAAAACAGCTCGAAGAAGAATGGTCTAGAGCTGGAACTGGTGTTATAGAGTTTGACCCTGAATTGGGTCAACCTATCGTTGCAGGACCCGTCCCTTTGCCCAACGAATTATATAAAAATAGAGAGGATGCTAAGCAAAGTATCTATCATATCCTGGGAATACACCCACTTCAAAGTGGTGACCCTAGTTCAGCTCCTTCTACTTATAAAGGTACTGTGGCTATTGATGAGTACGCCCAAAGAAGAATCAAGTCAAAATTAGATGATATTGATTCAGCTTTAAATCAAATGGGTAAGGTTATTATAAAGCTTATTCAACAAACTTATACCGATGAAAAAATTATACGTCTTATGAAACCAGATGGTCAAGTAAGCGAAGTATCTATGAACGGTCCTCTATATGACGACTTTACCAATGAAATTATAGGAAGAGTCAATGATGTCACTATAGGTAATTATGATTTAGTGGTAGTGAGTGGCAGTACACTGCCTTCTAACAGATGGGCAAGATTTGACTACTATATGAATTTATATGAGAAAGGAATTATAGACCAACAAGAGGTCTTGGAACAAACTGAAGTTGCTGATACTGAAGGCGTACTAAAACGAACGAGTATGATACAACAGTTACAACAACAAGTTGAACAACTTACAGAAGAAAATAAAGAATTATCTGGCGACCTACAAACAGCTCAAAGAGAATCCACGAGTGATAGGAAGCGAGTAGAAGTAGAAAAATTCAAAACCAAGCTAAACAACTCAGCAAATAAAACAGAGCATGCTTCCAGTTTATTTGAAGCAAGACTGAATGATGAGCTTAGTACGGTTAAGAAAGAAAACAGGGAAGTCGAACAACAACAGAAAAACCCCGTTGCCGTCAGTTAGACGAATGGGAAAGGAAAACAAATGACAGACGAAACCCAACAAGACGTTGCTGAACCAACGCCTCAAGAACCTGCTGGTCAGGAATATTGGGGTGAGGAAACAAACGTTGACGTTGAACCCACAGTAGAGCTAGATGCTTTTGATGAAGCGATAGCTCCTCCAGCTCAAGAAGCTGGAATGCCAGAGAATGCAGGTGACGAACAGAAACGTTACCAGTATTGGCAATCACGGTATGACCAAAAGGCAAGTGAATTTGACAACATGAGTCAAAAAATCTCTGAATATGAAAAGATAGCTCCCATTGCGGAATACATCCAGGATAATCCAGGAGTTTTGAATAATGTAGCAAGGTCACTTTCTGGTGATAACCCAACGGTTCCCTCTCAAGAGAAATCGGTGGAATTACCACAGAAACCAACACGTCCAACCAAACCTACTAACTATGATGCAACTGAAGCCTATATGGATGCAGATAGTGGTTCGTATAAATACCGAGTTGAATTAGACAATTTCAGAGACGGAATGATTGATTACCAAGAACATCAAGAGCAAATGCGTATTGAAGAAAACAATAAGCGTGAAGCGGTATGGCAACAACGCCAACAAGAGAATCAACGTAATCAAGCAGTAGACGGAATGAAAAATCAATTAGTAAATCAATATGGATATACTCCTGAGAAAGCTGTTGATTTTATCAAACACTACAGCGCACCCGAATCTTTGTCTTTAGACAACTTAGTCAATTTAGACAGGCTACGAAATGCTCCTTCTCAAGCAGAAGTTGCAACAAGACAGAAAGCTGAAATGATGCAAAACCAAAGCAAAAGACTTCAGGTTCCTACTCCAGCAGGCATTGTCTCTGGACAAGCTGAACCTCAGTTTAATGAATCGGATTTGTTTAATCTCGGCTTGATGGCGAATAAAAAATAGACCTTGGAGGGTCTAGGAGGATTAAATAATGGCTAATACAGCTACAGTTGGAGCTAAGAATCTTGGCTCATCTGGTGTTCTCTATGATGAAAGAAGAGATTTCTACATTCGTCCAAATGTTGTTAAGGAACTTTGGACTGATGTAACGCCTTTTACCACCGTTATTGCTAATCAAGCAACAATGTCTGGTATGGCTGACCCTACTTTCAAAATGTTTGAACATCGTAACCCTTGGGTTAAACAGCAATTTCAAATTGACGAAACAGTTACACATGCAAATTGGGCAAGTACTGGAAGTGCTGGTGGCTCAAATGTAAAGTCTCAAGACATAACTATCGGAACACCTGTTGGTATTGAATTAGGTGCGAATCTAGCAGGTCTTGAATTAGAGATTTTTTCTAATGTTGACGTTGCAAAATTTCGTTGTGTAGTTACAGAAGCTACAACAACTACTATGAAAGTAGTTGCTTTGGACAATGTAGGTTCATCGGCTTTTGTAAACACAGACTATGCTATGGTAATTGGTAGTGCTTTTGGTGAAGGTACAGGCGCTCCTACCGCATGGTCAGATGACTTAAAAGTCGTTTGGAACCAGTGTCAGATTTTTAAGACACCAGTCGAGATAACAGGTACATTACTGCAAGCGTCTTTAAGAGGTGTTTCTAAAGAATTAGGTCGTCTTCGTGATATGAAATCACAAGAACACAAAATTCAAAAAGAACGTGCTTTCTTATTTGGTGCTAACCCTCAGGGTACAGGACATAATGCAGGTGCTTTTGCTAATTTAGAAGCCCTTACAGATAAAGACGGAAATACGCTACGTACTACAATGGGGTTAATTCCTGCTCTTAATCTGCATGGAAATAGCACATCAACTAGTTATGAGCAAAACATTTTTGCTTCTAGCGACATTGAAAGTTATTCTAAGTTTGTAGACTCAATGGAAAAGATTTTCCAGTATGTTCCTACAAGTGGAATGAAACGTGCTTTCGTTGGAGCTGGTGCATTAGGTCATTGGTCCAAAATGAGTGGTGCTAGCGGTTTTGCTGGTGACTCAGGATGGGGTGTAGATATTGGAGATATGAAGAGAGATACTCTAGGTTTCAATTACAGAACCTTAGAAACACCTCACGGAATGCTTCAGTTGATTCCTACTCCTTCTTTAAGAGGACCGTACAACAAACACATGGTTATTGTTAATGACGAGAATCTATTCCATGCTCAATACAGAGCGCCAAAGTTCGAGGCTTCTATACAAGCTAACGACTATGACGGAGTTAAAGACCAATACGTTTCTGATGAAGGTATCGGTATTAC